TGGTATGGCGTTGAGGGCTTCAACTTGGCCGCCTCTCCATTATGCCCTCATGCGAAGCTGGGTGGGGCGGATCGTCGTTGGCGTCTTGCCCGCCCGCCTGGTCACAAGTGGATAAAATTTGAATATTACTCCCCATTTTTACAAGTAGTGCAAGATTCAAAACGCAAAAACCTTTTGAAATCATGTACTTAGATGGCATTTTTGAATATTGCACCATTGCACGGGGGTAGATATACAAATTCAGACAAGTTGATATTTCCAAGGATGGGGCCAAAACACGGTGCAACAGTGCAATATTCGAGAAAACAGACCCTACTACACACCTATATATAGAATATATATAGAAAATATATATAGAAATCAATAACTTACGTTGTCTCTCCCTGTGTTACATTTTGTTACAAACCACCTCGAATATTGCACCGGCCGGTGCAATATTGGTGCAATGGTGCAATATTCGACGCAGGCAGGCGCAAAAAAACCGCCCGGAGGCGGTTCGCGTGAAAAGTGGATGGCTACGCCAGCTTCAAAAACTCGGCGGTCTTGCGTCCCGCCTTGCGCTGCTCGACCAAAATCTTACCGGCCATGACAAGCTGGTCAATCAGGTCCTGACAGCCCGCCCCATTGGTCTTCAGTGCCCTGTTGACTTTGAAACGCGCCAACCACTCTGTTTCAGACAGCATGGCCAGCACCCGCTGCGTGTCCTTGCCTGTGTCAGTGTCATCGTTGGCGCGCGCGTAGCGGATCTTGAGTGCCGTGTCATCAGCCGCTAGGGCAAAACCATACAACACATGCTCGGCCGTCCTGTGGCCGCCATCTGCCATCCCCAGTATGAGGCTGATCTTGCTGCACATCTCCCAACTGCGCCGCGTGATGGCCTCCATCCCTGTATGGCTTCTGTGCAGCTCACCCAATTTCCAAAAATGCTCATAAGCAGCCTCCAGCAGCTCAGACGCCTCGGCGCTTGTCGTGACATCAACGAAATCTCCGCAGCGCTCCACACGTCCGCCAGGCGGCTCGCTGTGCCCGCCGTGGTGCAGTGACTGCAGACGCATCACGATTGAGTCGTCCAACTCGACCTTTGAGAATCCTTCTTTTTTGCGTGGGTTGGTGTTGTCTTCTCGCAGCACCAAGGCGCGTGCCACGAAGCCGTTTTTCACGTTGTCTGGCGTGATCGTCGCATCGAACGTGTCAGGCGTCGTGGTGCCCATAAGGCTTAGGAATGGCTCCAAAATCCCTTGGTCGGCGTCCTGGATCGACTTCAGTGAGCGCGCGATTTCTACCTCTATCTCAGCCGCCTTGCCATCCCCCGTGTCGAGGCGCTTGTAGAGCTTGGCTACCTCGTCTTTGAGCTTCGTTTTGATTTCCTCTTTCAAGTCGCCGGTGATCGTCAGGATGCCGGTGGACTTGGAGTAGATTTCCATCAGCGCTCCGATCACGCCCGTCAGATAGATGGCGCCGCCACTCTTGCTGGCCTGCGCGATCTTTTGCAGCATGATGCCGATCTCGTCGATCAGGTAGTATGCCGCCTGGTGACGTAGGAGGTTGCGGTATATTTCCTGCTCCGACTTGATCTTCCCGTGCATGGCTTGAGAGACATTGACGCGCGAGAAAAGCTTAGTCACAGCCTGAAAAACGCTTTCCTTTCCAGTTCCTGACCCCGCGACGCTGAAGATCATCATGTTCAGACCCATTCCATCCCTGGCGTCCCGGTGTCGCATCCCACCCAGGCACGACAGCACATAGAGCGCTGCGCCAGCGGATATAGTGGGCTTCGGGTAGAGACACTGACCCTCAATCCATTGGTACAGCCGGCCGGCGAAACCAGGCAGGTCCCACGGCTTGATCCCTCGCGCGCGCTCTAGGATGCTTGCACCAGCCGATGGCTGATCATCCTCAGCAAACACTGGGTCTGGCTCGAACGTCATCGACTCGACATACCCACCAGCTTTCGCGTGCATCAGCAGCGTTCCGACCGTTACCACGGATTTGGACTTTCCAAAGCCGTGCCACCGATAGTCAAGCGCGCCGGCATCGTAGCGTGCTGCATCCCTGGCGCTCATGGCGTCCCACAGGCGTAAACCTTCTTCGCTGCCGCCTGTAGTGTGATGCAGCGCCATTCCGCACTCGATCCACTGTTCGTAGGTCAGCTTATCGACCTGCACCGCATCGGCTATGGCCGACAGCTCGCTTGCCTTGACCTCGCGCACCACGCCGTTGATAACGCCCGCATAGCTGTTGGCCTGCGCCAGCTTTTGCAGCAGCGCAGATGGTGCGTCTGTTGTGTCGGACGGGTCGCCGCGCAGCAGCTCATAGTCGCGCCCGCTGGCGTGCGGAGAGCCGTACCCCACGACAAAACCGCTCGTCTTAAAATCCAGCCCAGGATATTCCTGCAGATTCTGCCGGTAGTTTGTGCCGTCCTGCGGCAGCTTGAAATAGTAGTGCGCCGACTGCCCGCCTGATCCAGTGCGCACCACGAAGCGAGCGGCATCCCGAACCGCGACGCCCAGCGCGCGCTCCAGCCGCTGGATTGACTCGTGCCCCCCGTTGCGCTCGTCCACATCCACCACCAGCCAGCCCGTCACCAGCACGCCCAAAGCCGGGTAAAGCTGCCCCATCATCCGCATGGCCTCAATCTGCTCAGCATCCCACATCGGCGTATGCTGCCAAGCGCTGGCTACAGGGTGCTTGCCTACTGCTTTGCACTCGACGTGTCCACACCCGCAGCCCAGCGCATGGCCCGGAAGCTCTAGAATTCGGTGCAGCGGCATGACGCGAAAACCCGCCGCCATGTAGCGCGCGTAAGGCAACGCGGCCTCCTGTTCAGGTGTTAGCGCCTCTTCGTCGAAGTCCTCGTCATTGCTCCACATGCGTCACCCCCTCGTTATCATTGCTGTCTTGTGCGCGGCAGTCATCAACTGGCAGCCTTCCGCCTGACTTGACGTGGATTTCATACTGCTTGCCGATAGGCGGGTACTCGCCCCACGTGTAGATGCTCTGTGGCCAGATCCGCAGGGTGTGCGCTAGTCGCGCCACCCCTCCAAAATATTCGATGGCCTGCTTGGTCTTCATGATTCAACTCCTTGCGTTGGTTGCCCGCATTGTAGCAAAAGAAATTTTGTCATGTTTTGTTGTTGCTGTAGGTTTTTCGCGCTATAGTTGAGGCACCGCAGCACGAAGCGCGGCAACAAGAAGGAGAAGAAATGAGCTTCCTAGCCAAAGCGAAAAAGCCAGGCGCAAATCCGGCGCCGCCCATGATCACTGTTGTGTCCAGTCCTGGCGCTGGCAAGACCAGCTTTGCAGGCATGTTCCCGCAGGCACTGTTCGTCCAGGCCGAGAGCGCCGGCACAGTCTTTGAGACATGGGAAGATGACGTGCAGCCCACCATGCTGCCAGAGCTGCCAAAGGCCAGCAAGGACGATGCCGGAAACGTGCGCGGCAGTCCCTACGGCACACTGATGGAGCAGCTTCGAGAGGTTGCCACTGCTGAGCACGATTACAAAACGCTGGTGATTGACACAGTGACGGCGCTTAGCCGAAAGCTGGAGCACGAGATCGCGCTTACCGATGGCGTGGCCACCGTAGCAGATGCAGCTGGAGGCTTTCACAAAGGCTACTCCCAGCTCGCAAGCTGGCACAGCGAAATCATCTATGCCTGCGAGATGATCCGCAAGCGCCGCCAAATGGCAATCGTATTCTTGGCCCACGCTGGCATTGTCAAGGTCAAAAACCGACCTGACGAGGGCAGCGAGTACACGGTCTACGGCATCGACATGCACAAGGACAGCGCAAGCGCCTACATCAGCAACAGCGACGCCGTGGTTTACATCCGCAAGGAAGAGTTCATCCAAGGCGCCGAGAGCAACCGCAAGGGTCAAACCACGAAATTTGGCCGCGCCATGCAAACCGGCGACCGCGTGTTGATCACAAGCGGCGACGGCATGGTCGGATACGTAGCAGCCAAGAGTCGCTACCCGATGCCGGTAGAACTCCCGCTGCAGCAAGGTGAAAACCCCCTACTGCAATTCATCCCTTTTTTCAACCAAGCCGCAAAATAAGGAGCGCGCACCATGAGTTTCTTCACCCAGTCCAACGGCCAGACCGTTCAATCTTCCGGCAACTTCGAGAGCGGCGGCGGCAACCTCGCGCCGATCCCAGACGGCACCCAGGTCTTGGCCGTCATTGACGAGGCCAAGTGGGACACCTACCAGAACGAATCCTATATCTCGCTGCGCTGGTCCATCGCCAAGCCGCAAGAATACGCCAACCGGAAAATCTTCCAGAAGATCAAGGTTCAGGACTCCGATCCGGCCAAGCGTGACAAGGCATTACTGATGCTCGCGGCAATTGACACCAACGCTGGCGGCAAACTGCAAGCTGCCGGCGTGCAGCCCGACACACAGGCGCTTGCGGCGGCGCTGATGAATCGACCGATGGTGCTGAAGCTGGGCGTGTGGGAGCTTGATGACAAGTCGAAGTCGGGCAACTGGGTCAGCAAGGTCGCACCGCGCCCGCAGGCTGGCCAAGCCGCACAAGCTGCGCCCGCACCTGCGCCGAAGCCGCAGCCGAAGCCTGCGC